TGTAACGCCCTGCGCCACGTTCGCAATCGTCCCGCCTAACTGCGCATCACGCTGCGCTTTTAACGCCGCGCCTTGTAGAAAAATTGAGGGGTCTAATGCCAATTTCTATCTCCCCATAAGCCACGAGCTGCCTAGCTGCGCGCCCGCGCCCAGAAGCGTGTTAAACATGCTGCCGCTATTAGCAGCCTTCGCAACATTCGCGGACGTGATGGCGTTACCCATGCCCGTGTATAGATCGCCCGCCGATTGAGCGTAATTCTGACCCGCCGCAGCCTGTCCAGCTTGCGCCGCCTGACCGAATCCGGAAAGCGTAGCGAGGCGATTAAACAGGTTCCCTTGATCCTGATTAAACCGCCCGTATGCGTTGCCATACTCTTCGCTTGCCAATCCTTGACCATACGATTGAAGCGCGTTTACGGCTTCCGGGCTAAACGTCTTGCCACGTGCATTTAACTGACGCTCAAGGGCTTTATTTCCTTCTGCCAGCCGGAATTGATAACCCGGATCGGCTTGGTAGTCGGACATTGAAAAGCCCTTAGCAAGCGTCCCGAACAAGGGATTGCTTTCAGCTTCTGATGATTGCTGCGCCAGAATATTATCAATATAAGCGTTTAGGCCCGCCGTGTCCGTTGACGTGGTAGAAGTCGGCTTAGTTGAAATTGGATAAACAGCCGTTCCCATCTTGCCGCCAGCAAGAGTATTACCAAGCTGATAACCCGGAGGGGCTTGTCCGTATTTTTTGTAATATGCGCCAGCCTTTGCCTGCGCTTCACGGCTATTAGCAGGCGAAGAACCCGCAACCGTTGAGGTCGTAGTGAATTGCGGCTTATACTGATCAAACAAAGACTGACGCGATGACGCGCTGGCCTGCGGGGTTAAGCCCATAAGCGTGGAAAGCTGATTAACTGCGCTTGAGCCGGATTGATACCAAGGTTGGGCTTGCTGCTTGCCCTCGTTATAAATCTTTTCCTGAAGCTTTAACGCCTTATTGCCGTATTCCAGCATGGGGCCAGTGTCAGTACCGCCGCCGCCTTTTCCGCCGCTACTCATTTATGCCACCATATATAGCTTGAATGGCGCGGGGTTTTGCCCCTGCCATTCTGATTAAACGAAGATGATGATTGTAATCGCCAGTCAAAAGATGCTCCCCGACAAAAGGTATTTTGAAATTGTCGGCAACGTCCTTGACGGCCTTGCACAGCGTTCGCCATGACCGGATTCCCCGGTGGGCTGGCTGGATATAGAACATGTAGTCCCGCAATACTACCATGTCATTATAGGGAATGTCCATAGTGTTCAATCCGGAAAACCCTACAATTTCCCCGTCCTTTTCTAACAGGATGCAAGGTGCCTTTGACCAGCATTTTACGACCATATCAAGGGCTTTTTGCTCAACTACCTTTTCCCCGATTTCTTCCAATGCCTCGACATACATTGCGAAAACCAGCGGTAATTCTTCAAATTCTGCGTATCGGGTTATCATGAAACAATGGCCCTATCCTGCGCGCGACGCCAATTTGTCCCGTCCGAAAAAGCTAAAGTCGCGCCGCCTGCCTCATTCGATACGTAAACAACATGCCCCGTGAAATCAGCCGCAGCGGGCAATCCCGCCACGGTATAAGAAGCCAACGGGAAAGGCTCTTTGCCCGTAACGGCGCGGAATACGGATTGAAACCATAAAACCCAGCGCGGGGAAAACCTGCCGGACCTGTCCAGCGTGTTATCCTGTATGGGCGCGGGATTAATCATTGTTTAAATACGCCTCGTTTATTTGCGTAAACACAGGGTCGGAACCAGATACCCAATAAACGCGGTCAATGGCCGAACCCAGCCGCGTCCAGCGTACCCGCGTGCCGTATTTGCCAATCGCGCCCATATTTGTCCAACGTTCGTTTGACCACGTATAACCGCCATCGTTAGAGTATTTCAACATCGCCTGCGGATCGGAACCCTGCCCGCTTGTCAAGCCTTTTCCAACTTCCATATCCAATTCAAAAACGCTATGCGTTATCAGGCGTTTTTCGTCTTGCAAATGCGGAGATATTCTAATCCAAACTTTCGGGTTTCCGTCATCGCTGTAAATCGAAAGAGATTGGCGATAAATCTTGCCGTTTTCCCTATCGCCGACAAGGTTCATATTAGCAAAGAAAATATGACAGGACGCGCGGTGCTGTTCGTCCATTGATAGGACGGTGTTACGATAGCTTTTCTCGTGCCATAAGTAATTCGTCGCCGCGTCGGAAACTAAAGTGGATGACAGACCCTTGACCTGAAGGACATAAAACGCATGGCCCTGCTCATGATAGGTATAAGCGTAACTCTCAACCGGATTGGTCGATGACGCTATTTTGCTCTCAATCGCCTGCGTTGAAATACGCGTTGCCGCATAGCCATTAGCCCGCCATACAATCGCCCCGCCTTTATCGTCCTGCCCTAGCCATGTCAGGGCATTGTCAAAGACAACCGCCGTATGGGGCGCAGCGCAGCCCGTCTGGATAACCGCGCCGGGGATACGCTCAAACGGGAAGGCCGCGTTACCTGTGTTTTGATAAACTTCAACCGTGGTTTTTCCCAAAAGCCATAGGTTTGTTCCGTCAGAAACAGCCCCCACAAGGTCATCAGGCGCGCTTTCAACGCTCGTAAAATCCAGCGCATCCCATGAAGTTCCGTCCCCGATTGCGGAGATGTAAAACTGCGAAGTTCCGCCTTTTACAACAATAAAATAGTTATCCTGAAACGCGCCAAAAACCGCAGGGAATGGGAAATCCGCGTCAACAATCTGCGCAAGGTTATTAGTGGCAAGGGTGAAAATATAGCCGTAAAGCCCGTCAACGATAAAAATCTGCGTACCGTTAAAGTGCATCGTAACTTTTGAAGTGCTAGTCAGGACGGACCCGCGCAGGGTTGCCGTACCCGAAGAATCAACCTCATAAAGCTCGCTACCTGACAGAAAGAAAGACCGCCCAGCCGCTTCTATACACCCCCTGATAGGACCGCCGCCAGCCGTGGCGAATAGCGACAAGCCCGCCGTTCCGCGTAATGCCGTGACAGACTTTGACGTGCCAACCTCTGACATGATCGGGAAAAGATTAACGCAGCGTTGATGGTCAAAGCTGCGCGCATCCATTTGATATGTAGGGCCGACAAAGCCGGGAATTTTCATTAGTAACCTCTGAAAATATTATATGCGCCGGGGCCTTCATTATTAAACGTCGGGGAAAGCGCATAATCAACGCCTGATACCGCTTCGGCGTATTGCTGGTTATTACGCTTGATCGCCCGCAGGGATTCGTCAGCTTTGAACATAACCGTTTGAGATGCTTCGCGCTCATATTCCGGCGCAATCTCAACCGCAAGATTAAATCTTAATGCGCGCTCATAGCCGGGGGGCAGGCTGATAACGTCATTCAAGCCCAGCGTCGCAAGGGGTTTTTCGCTGTAAACCGATAGCGTCAAGCCTCCGTAAGGAACGGGGTCAAGGACAAGCGTCAGAAGGCTTGAGCCGTTATTGACGTATAAATCAGTCGGCAATCCTTGGAAATTCTTATTCTCAACCGTGGCATAAACGTCATACGACCAGATATTCAAGGGGTAGTCAGTCGTTCCCTGCGTAATCGTGGCGAACGTAATAACGGCAGGGCGCGCCGTGTTAATATCGCCGCCAACGCCCATCGTATAGCTATTTACGCCACTTGCCAGGGCTTTAGTATCCAGCGACTTGGAATTGATAATCGTACCGTCAGCCGCCCAGCTTTCCAGCATTTGATTGAGCGTCTTTAACGCGTCATTACCATCCTCGGCGGTCATGTTTTCGCCCGCGCCAAGTACGGTTATCAGGCGCAACGATGATTGAATTAATTCTCTGACAGTCGTCATATTCTCTCCTAAAAGACCCGCCCCCGGTTAAGGAGGCGGGTATGTTTTAGCGTTGGATTGCGCTTACCGCAGGACCATCACGGCCTACGACAAGAAAACGCCACGTTTCGGACGCTTCGTCAATCGGAGCCGCCGTGGTGTTTATTACTTGGATGCTGACCGTATCAGCGGCCGATACCCAGCACGTACCAATAATCAGGCCAGCCTCAAGCGTTGGTTTTTCAGCGATAACAAAATCGCCAATCTTAACGCCCGGAACGGTTGCCGTTTCGGTTTCAGACGTATTCGCAGCAACAGACCCTAGATCGACCGTTGCCGTGATGATGTTGATAGAAGCGGTGTTACCCGCGATAATTCCTACAGTCATTTATTCAGGCTCCTTTTCGGCTTCAATGGCTTCCTTCGGAGGGCGACCACGGCGTTTTTCGGGCGCGTCAGATACGACGATGGGGCTTTCCCATCCTTCGGCCTTCAGCGCGTCAAATAATGCGGAACCGGGATCAACCAGCTTCGCATCATCGCCTTTAGTCAGTTTTACTCTTTCTCCGTTGTATTCCATTTTTCACCTTTAATTGTTGAAAGAAAGCAGGGGGCTATTAACCCCCTGCCGGATTATTAGGACGTAAGGCGGCAAGCCCATTCAGGGCGAACCACGGCCAGACCGCCAAGGAAGTCAAGGCGGGTGATCATGCGACGCTTCAGAACATCAAAGTCGCGGATAACCGCGACGGTGATGCCGTCAACAGTTTCTTGCGCTGCGAATTCTGCTTTCGTCGGCATAATCAGCGGAACGGATACCATGCGGAAAGCTTCCTTGTGGTATGCCAAGTTCTGCGTGTAAGCCGTAGAAGCCGAACCGACCGGGGTAATCGCCGCGCCGTCAACCGGGAATGCGGAGATGTTTTGCAGGCCGGTAGAAGCTACATACATTGCCGGGGATACCGACAGCGTAGCGTAGCCAGAACCATCAGCCGTAGCATCCGCCGTAACGGTGAACTGCTGGAGGAACGGGTAGGCTTGCTTCGTGATCGGGTGAACAGCGTAAACGCCAGCAACCGTAAACACGGTGCCTTTTTTGACCGTTCCCGTAGTCGTCGTCAGGGCTTCTACGACAAGCGTAGATTGGCCTTCGGTCGATACCGTGGTTCGGACTTCAAAGACAACGTCGTTTCCGTTCGTGTGAACGTTTAACAGCTCGTTTTCCATCCAGTTGAAACCATCGGCGCGGCCAACAAAACCATCACGGTATTGCTTTGCGATTTCCGATGAATCTTGGAAGGAACCCTTACGGGCGTTTACTGCAGAGCGACCTGCCGTTGCATCCAGAAGCAGATAACGCTCGTTATCCATCGGGCAGAGAAACTTGCTCATTTTCTCTTTCGCGGACAGAACGTCATCAGTCGTGAAGGCGTTGGAACCAGCCGTACCGACAGAGTTGTAAACCGCGTCGGAAGCTTTCTCAAGGAAGGCTTTCTCAACGTAGTTTGCAATCGCCGTTGCAGCGGGCTTAACGTGACGCGCGATCATTTCTTTCAGTTGGATATCCGAAGCGAATTCCAGAGAATCAGCCTGAATAGCGACTGAATACAACGTGTCCAGCGTCAGCGGGGTTTTTTCTTCCGTTACGTCTTGGATCGAGGACGTAATGTCAAAAGAAGTCGTCGGGATGTAGCGCGGTGGCTTGCTGATGTACAGCGTGTTACCTGCGCTATAGCCGTTTTTGCCGTCATAGTCTGATTTATCCGCTTGAGCGATCGTCTTGCAGAATTTCAGATTATCAGACAGCTCCATGGCAGCCGCTTTCGCGATAATACCGGGAGCATTTTTGTTGGTGTTAAACGTGTTAGTCATTGTTTAGTCCTTTCAATGGTTGGGTTACTTGTTTTTGACCCAATTCCGAAAGTCATCCTTGTCCATTTTCATGGGGTCCGTCTTGATAGACGATGCGCCCTTTAATGAACTTGGAGGCTCCGGCAAATCGGGCCGTTTCTGTTCGGTCTTAGGTGCGCCGCTGTTAAGGCTGTCAATGATCGTGAGTAATTTGTCTTCTACTTCGAAGGGGCCTTTGCTTAACAAGCCCAAAACCTCAGATATATTATTTCCGAGATAATTAATTAAAGCCGGAGAATCCGGGGCGTTCATTAAAGCCGATACGAAAGTTTGAAAAGAAGGGTGTTTTTTATCAATAATGCCGGAATCCAACACGATATTAATGTTTTCAGCGGCTTTATCGTAACCCGGCTCCTTTTCTCTAAACGCCTGCTCCTTTTTTAGAAACTCAGCTTCAAAAAGCCTATGTTCCATCAATTCGCGGGCGCGTTCTTCAACGGTCTTTTGTTCGCCTTGTTCTGCGGCCTTTGCTTTTTCCTTCTGGTCTGCTTTCCAGTCGGCTAAAGCTTCGGCATATTCTTCGATAGAGGAAAAATCATCTTGATCAGGTCGGCCTTGCGCGGGGTCTTGTGGCTTTGAAGCGTATTTCTCCGCCTCTGCCTTGATCCCTTCATAACGACGCTGAAGTTCTCTGTTCGCGGCTGTTTGACGGGCAATGCGTTTTTCGTAAGCTTCTTTTAGCTTATCGACTTCACTCTTTTCCGTAGTTTCCGCTTTCGGGCTGTCACTTTCGACAGGCGCATCGTCTTGTTTGGAATCGGACGAAGGGGCCGATTGATCTTGCACGACTTCCGTCGCGGCTTCCGTTACCTCTGGGGTAACAATTTCTTCGCTCATACTAACATATCTCCCTCGGGAATTGCAACCGCTTCTGGCGCGGCAGGGGCCAACTCAACAGGCATTGCCTGCGGAATTTCTTGCGGGCCTAGTGCGGCTTCCGCTTCGTCAAGTATCATTGAAACAGCCTGTCCTACGTCGTTCAGGTTATCATTGATCTGCGTAATGGATTGCATCAGGGCTTGGAACCCAACGGGGTTTATTTCGTCCTGCGCCTTGAGCGTTTCAAGGGCCAGCTTTTCGCGCTCGATTTCAAGTTTCTGTTGGTCGATGTTGTTTTGCAGTTCCAGTTTTTTCAATTCAAGCTCATTGCTGAAAGCTTGATTATCCTGCTTTTCCTTCAATGCCGCTTCCATTTGAACAAGCTGCTGCTGCATTTGCTGCATGGCTTGTGAAGCCTGTTCAAGCTGCGCCTGTTCCGGGTTATCGTCTGATAGTTGCGGGGGTAGCATTTTCTTAATGCGCTCTCCGATTTCCTGCGCATACGGCCAGTCCATAGATTTAAACAGCAGGTCCCCGGCGACTTCTAACAAGCGCGGATCGGAACGGGCGACTTCCAGCATGGATTCAACCGCTTCTTGACGCTTGGTAGCGTAAGACGGGCCGATATCAACCGAAACGTCATATTTGCCAGCATCCGGCGCAATGACGTATTGCGACATAGGATCGGGAATAAAGCCCTTGCCTTGCTTTCTGACGGGCTGATTAAGCGGGACCATTTCCGGCGTACCGTCTTCGCCCAGAATACGGGCGATTTGCTGGCCGCTGTAGAATTTCGGAATAAGGTCAACAATGATCCGGCCAACGTGGCGAATTGACGTAGCAAGGTTATCAACAAAATGGAAAGTAGCGTTATCGCCTTCACGCTGGCGGGCCATAATAGCCTTGCCAGACGTTTCATTACCGCGCTGCCCTAATGACGCGTCAAAGATGCCAAGCGTGGCCTTGATACCGTCAGCCGCGACCATTGCCTGCTGCATCATGGCGTTGGAGCCTGAAGGCGGGGATTGGCGTTGCGGCGGGGGCAATAGATTGTTGTTCTTATCGTATGTCGCTTTGTGAAACAGGACAGCGTGATTTTTCACGTTGCTCTCCGCGAACATCTTCATTTGCGGGCCTGTTAGTTGATCCTCATAGGCAAGCCAAGGGGCTTTAGGCTGCAATGCGGTGAATTCCGTTTCCGCCGTGATATGGAAGTTATAACGGCGTTGCGGGTCGCGGCCTTGATAGGTTAATGAGAATGACTTGCGACGGCCTTCATTCCATACAACCTTGCCATATACCGGAATGATCGGGATATATTTTCCGGGCCATTCGGTTTTTTCAAGGATTTCCTGCCCGTTAAACTTGCACCATTTGATTGTTTCGCGCTCACTCTCGCGCTGCTTATCGTATGGAATGCCAAGCTTGTCGGCGTCTTCTTTCGCCATATCGCCTAAAGGCGTACGAACAAGCGTAAACTTGGATTTCGTTTTATAGAAATATTCCGCAATGCGAACCGTGTCTTTTGTCGCCCAGCCCTTGATTGCGGTGGTATCCTCAAAATTAACGGGGCTTGCTTTGGGGTATTTTTTCTTGAAGTCCTTTGCAGGCATATCAATGAATATGAAAGCATGATCGGCGTCTGACCCGTCCAGCTTACGGGAATTGCTATCGAATAGAACGCTAAACGGGTTTTCGATGCTTTCGATGCAGATTTCCTGATCGAACGAATCCGGGGAGGAATACCGCGTATTAACCCGAATCCACCCATACCCACCGCGAACGGCGTTTTCTGCGGCGGTGTCATAAGCGTTATTAGCGTTTGATTGCTGTTCGATATTGCGGATAATGCCCTTTAGAACGCGGGCAGTTTCAATGTCCGCCTTGTCATCCTGCGGGGATACGTTAATAGCCGGGCGGGTCTGGCGGATATCGTTTACGACTTGGATAATGCTTACGTCAATGCGGTTTTCAGTCAGGCAGGGGCGGCCTTCCTTTTCACGCTGGGCGCGGATTGTTTCAGGCCATTGGCTACCAAGGCTGAAATCAATGTCATCCTCTGCGCGCTCGTATTCGCTGGAAATATAGTTAAAATCCGTGTCGAATATCTCTTTGGCTTCGGCAAGCAGTTCATCGTCTGTCAAGCTTTTATTGTCCAAAGAGACCCCCAAAACGCGCATGGTTGTTATGCAATTACTGCATAATACTTGCGATTTTAGAAATATGCAAGTGGGTGATTTTCTATCATGGAAAATTGGTTGCTGTTTTGGGAAGGGCGGAACGGTTCCACCGTTAAGGGTGAAAGGGTTTAACCCTAGCCCATCCACGCGCCGGATTGGTAATAGGTCGGCAGTTCAGTCGCCGGGGGCTTGGATGATATATCGCCTTTGATACGGGAAGCGGCCAACGCAGCATATCTAGCAGCGGACGCGCAGTTGTGTACTATTGCGCCATTTTCTAAGCTGAAGTGCTCAATCCCCGGAACTGTCAGACACCAAACGTCTTCTGTTTCTGTAGCTGGGAAATGTCTTATGCTTTCTATGATAAGCGGCTTTGCAGTTAACATGGCAAAACTTATGCTTACCTTGTTCACGAACAAGAGCCATAAATTCTTTACCGCAATGCGCGCATGGCTTAGGCTGTCTTTCCCATTTTGTCCATTGTTTTTGCCTTTCGGCCTGCCGCTTGTGCCAGATTCGCCCCTGTTCAGATTTATGCCACTCTTTGTTTCTTTCTCTGGCATAGGCAGAAAAATGCTCTGTCCTTCTTGCCGCATTTGCGTGCCAGCTAAGGCTAAGGTGTTCTTTGGCATCCATACACTCAAGATTTGAGATTTTATTATTAAACCTGTCCCCATCCTTATGGTGGATATGACATGATTTTGGTATAGGTCCGAAAGCGTCTTCCCAAACAGCCCTATGCAAGTACTTTTGGGCTTTGAGATATCTATCGCTTGATGGCCAAACTTTATAAATTTTCCCGTTAAAGTATTGCGATATTGGATCAAGGCAGATCGGATCAATATACCCTTCTCTAGGCTCTCTGCGGATTTCCACCCTCTCTCCGTCAAGAATAAATGATCCGGCGTACATTTCACCGTAATGCCGTTTCTGAACGCAACCTCCACAAGTTGGGCATTGCGTCTTGTTTTCCTCGGATTCTGGTACTCTTTCCATCCACATAGCGTCATTACCTTTCCTGTTTTTGGAAGGTCCATAATGCTTTGCATACCTTGTTGTGTCAATACCTTTGTCGAACCAACAAAGCAGTGGCTTGACCAATCGTGTCTTGGTTTACCCTTAAACCGCCCCTTGTCCTCATCCCATTCATAGCCATAGTTTTCCAGCGCGTGCAGGCCGTCAGCGCATTTCGTTTCGTCGAACGCGGAAAACGCTATCGTCTGGCGCAATAGTTCAATGCCGGGGTTTATATCAGTTTCGCGGGTCAAAACCCAGTTAGACAGGCCCATATCGGAAAGCTGTCTTGCCACGCTCTCACCGCGTATATTGCCATGCCCGCCGTCATGGGGCAGGAAGTGGCCTTCTCGCATGTAGTTATAGGGCTTGGATTTAACCAGCCGAACGTAATGGTCCAGCTGTTCGCCCGTGGCCTCGTAATACTCAAGCCACCGCAATTCCCGCCCGACGAATTGCAGCCACCATATAGCCGTTGCATCCCCGAAGCCCAAATCCCATGCCGTAAACACTTCACAGGCTGGATCATACGGGACGCGGGTTATGCGCCCGTCCGCCCTTGCCTGCCCTATCTGGCGAGCGAATACCGCGCCTGATTTGCGGGTGTCGAATTCGCCTTCCCATACGTGTTCATAGGCTTCAGGATCGGCTTCCTTCAGGCGCAAGCGTTCCTTTTCGAGAACAGCCGGAAAAAACGGGTTATCTTTCCAAGATACTTTCTTAACCAGCGCATCGTCGTATTTCGTGGCCACAAAACGGCGATAGGTTGGGTCTGTGGGGTTTTTAGGGTTAAAGACAATCGTGATCGATGACCCTTCTTTACGGATCGTCGGAATAAGCAATTCCCATGAATTGTTAGAAACCTTTTCCGCTTCCTCAACAAACGCATAGTCGATGCCAGCCATAGACTTGATCTCATTCGCGTTATGCTTCAGGCCCTTAAAGATAAACTCCGTCCCGTTCGCGCCGCGTATGTTCGTCTGGGTTATCGTGTAAAAGCTATCCAGCCCATGATCGCGGATGATGTCAGATAACAGCTTGTGAACGCTATCAGAGATTGACGCTTGAAATTCCCGACAACATAAAACGCGGATAGGTTTTTGCATCCCGATAACCAGCAACGCCCTGCAAACGCTTTCGCTCTTGGCCCCGCCGCGCCCGCCAAAATACACGCGGAAACGCCAAGGCTCAAACATGCCCGTAAAGGCTTCAGGTATCTTTATGGATGGTCTTGACAATTTCAACCGTGACTTTGTTTTCTATCGGCCCACCGTCTGGTCCTGTTTGCTCTTGCGTTATCTTGTCGCCATACTTTTTAGGCTTGTACTTTGAAGCCGCCCATTTGCGCGTATCAACGCGAAGGCGGGCGACCTGTATGTCCTCTGGCGTAGCAATATCAGCTATTTGCAGGATGTCCTCGACGAAATAATCCGCTTGGTCTTCTTTTGCTCTTGCGTAGTTATCGCAAAAGGATTTGTTCTCTCTGAACCATCTATAAACGGTTGCGGGGTGCGGCATATCATCGGCGGCGCATATACGAACCAAGGGATTGCCCGCCATAACCTCGGCGCAAATCCTATCGCCTAGTTCTGGGGTGAAAAGTGTTGGTCTGCCGATTTTCGCCATACGTTAATTTACTATAAACAAAAAAGAACCGCAAGGGCTGCGTGGCTCTTACGGTTCATAACCTTTGTGAGTAAAGGCAGTTAATGAATCATACCCCATCCGTCGTATTAGTCAAGGATCTCGATCATGTATCACTTACCCTTATTAAAATTTATCTCCCAAGCCTCGATAAAATGCTTCTGATTGGCCTCAATTTTATCAATTGAGCATGAAGAAGTGTGCGATATTTCTTCAAACCGACCGTCAATAATCTGTTGGTCAATCTGCTTTATGGCTGATTCCGCGACGCCTTTAACGGTTCTCCAAAACTCTTTATGCGCCCTAGCGTCGATATAAGGCTTGCCTTGTTTTTCATCGGAAAGATTTGATAGCCATATTTCGTTTGTCATGCTTCACCTTTGGCTTTCTTGATTGCTGCGTGTCCGATTTTATAAAGCTCTAACTCAACAGCCCTATTTCATCATTTTGTTGGTCCTTTCTATAATTCGTAAATCTATCCAAAAACTCCCGCATATCATCTATGCACTTGCCGCAGAAGCACCATTTACCATCCACACAACAATCCGTTTCCTCATTCGTATCAACATGCGCGCCGCATGATTTGCAGGTGTCTAGGCTCATCTTCATTCCCTTTTTAAAACCTGCACAAGCAACTCCATAGCCAACGCAGCCGGACCCGTAACGGGACGTCGCCCTGTCTCCCAATCCCTAACCGTTCTCTTACCTGATACCGGAGCCAAGCGAAGGACGGACGCTAGTTGCGCCTGCGTCAGTCCGAAGTCCTTGCGGATTTGTTTGAAGCGGTCGGGGGTCATTAAAACGGGCGATTGTTGAAAGTGAAGCGCAGTCTGTGTACATATTTCCAATAAGTCATTTTAGTTCTCCTTCTTCAAGTGCGGCAGTGCCGCGATATGAACACTATAGGCGATATTTACCCCTTATAGCTATGTTATTTTTGCATGGGTGGGTTGCTAAAAAGGCATGGAGTCCCCTTTCTTAAAATCAAACGCCCGCGTAACCTTCGCGCCGGGGAAAGATTCCTTAACCACATTGACCAATTGCTTGGTTTCCAAAATACGAACGATTTCCTCCAGGCTATACGTAACGGTATCCTTGGCCGCAGGGACGCGGGCTTCTGTATTCGTTTTAACGAGCCTGTACACGCGCCCAGATTCGGGATGCTGGATTTCCCACGCGTCTGGAGCAATCGCGCTGTAGCCCCCCTGTATGGCCCCGCGTTCCAATGCCGCATAGCCCCTGATCGTACCTTCTACCAAGTCCGCAACCTGATTTAAGTCGCTTGCGATAATC